TGGCTGCAATGGCAGATGGTGCAGATGTATCAGCCCATGCCAGTTACTGTTGGCAGTCTGTTTTCAAATATCTTTGGCGGTTTCCCTACAAAGGTAAGAGTGTCGAGGATCTGGAAAAGGCTGAGTATTACCTCAAACGATTGATCGAAGAAATGAAAAAGGGAGACACATGATAACACCTGGATATGAGTATTACTATGAGGACAACGAACTAATCCGTGATCCTAATACTTATCTAAATAAAACCCCACTAGAAATGGTTGCTCAGTTCATTCGGACTTACAAGCAGCCGATGAATCTTCCTTGGATGCGTGGCACACGAAACGATCTGTTAGAGGATACACTAATTCAAGAAGAACACTGCGAGTTGATGGAGGCATTGACCGCAGAAGAGCAACTGAAGGAAATGGCTGATTTAGTTTATGTAACTTACCACAAAGCCGTGACTTTCGGGTGGAACCTAGACGAAGCAGTAAGAAGAGTTCACGCATCTAACATGTCTAAGTTGGATGAAGAAGGTGAGCCAATTTTCCGTGAGGACGGGAAAGTACTTAAAGGGCCAAATTACAAAGAGCCTGACCTATCCGACTTAATTAAATAACGCTTGGGAGCAATAATAATGATAAAAAATTCATACGGGCCGACACTACCAATCTCTGAAGAAATCCACGCAACGAAGTATAGATCTGAGGGCGAGACATTCTATGAGGCTATGACTAGAGTAGCAGACGCATTAAAAGACGATAATGTTCACTTCGAACAGTTTAGAACAATCCTTTATAACCAGAGATTTCTTCCTGCAGGTAGGGTTCAATCAGCTATGGGTGCTCCCCGTACTGTAACCCCGTATAATTGCTTTGTAAGCTCCACAATTGAGGACAGTATGGATGGCATCACCAGAGCCGTTGCAAGGGCTGCTAAGACCATGCAACTAGGTGGCGGTATCGGCTACGACTTTAGTACGTTACGGCCTCATGGGGCGCTTATAAAGAGCCTAGACAGCAAGTCTAGCGGCCCCCTAAGTTTCATGGGTATTTTTGATGCAACTTGCAAAACTATTAGCTCTGCAGGACACCGTCGAGGCGCACAGATGGCGGTAATGCGAGTTGACCACCCTGACATCGAAAAGTTCATTAGAGCAAAGAACAACAGTACTGACCTAACTCAGTTCAATATGAGCGTTGCGGTGACCGATAAGTTCATGGAAGCAGTAAAATTAGACAAGGACTTTGACCTAGTTTTTCAAGGTACGGCTTACAAAACTGTTAAAGCAAAAGCCCTTTGGGATGATATTCTGAGATCTACATGGGATTGGGCAGAGCCTGGAATCCTATTTATCGATAGAATTAATCAGAAGAACAACCTTCATTACTGTGAAGAGATTGCAGCGACAAACCCATGCGGTGAACAACCCTTGCCGCCAAACGGAGCGTGTTTACTTGGTTCATTTAATCTAGCTAAATATATTGTTGAGCATGATGGGAAGTATGTCTTCAACATGAACATGCTACGGAATGATATTCCTTGGGTTGTAAGAGCTATGGATAACGTAGTCGATAGAGCAACCTATCCTCTTCCTGAACAAGAAGAAGAAGCCAAGAATAAAAGACGTATGGGATTGGGTGTTACGGGCGTAGCCAACGCCATCGAAGCTCTTGGCTTTGAGTATGGCTCAGATGATTTCATCAGGATCTTCGAGGACATCATGGCTACAATCCGTGACGAATGCTACAAGGCTTCCATAGAGCTTGCTAAAGAAAAAGGTAAGTTTCCGCTGTTTAAAAAGGATTACCTTACCAGTGGCTTTGCAATGACCTTGCCGACTGAGATTAGGACAGAGATTGCTAAGTATGGCATCCGTAACAGCCACCTATTGTCTGTAGCTCCAACAGGAACTATTTCCCTGTCGGCTGACAACGTAAGCTCTGGAATAGAGCCTGTGTTTAGCCTTGGCTATGACCGCACCATACAAACCTTCGATGGGCCTAAAGTCGAGCGAGTAGATGACTATGGCTACAGGGAGTTTGGTGTAAAAGGTAAGACCGCTGACGAACTCTCAGTTTTCGATCATGTACGAGTTTTGAATGTAGCAAGTCGATACGTTGATTCAGCTTGCTCCAAGACGTGCAATGTCGGTGACAATGTAACGTGGGAAGAGTTCAAGCAAGTCTATATGGATGCATATGAGGGTGGTAGCAGCGGCTGCACAACCTTCCGTGCATCAGGCAAGAGATACGGCATTCTCAATGCATCAGCATCTGAGGACGTTGTAGAAGAGCCTCAAGAAGAGGCCAACGCAGATTTCGTAGAAGAAGGTGGGGCTTGTTATTATGACCCATCATCAGGACTGCGAAAATGCGAATAACTGAGGCTAGGGTTTCCGAAATGTTATTGAGGCAGACACATGCAGGAAGATCCCTATCAAGCAGGTTACACAGATTTCTTCGAAGGAAACCTAACCTGTAAATACCGCCCTCGCAGCTTCTACGCAAAGGAGTGGTTGCGAGGGTTCAACGCAGCATTCAACTACAACAGGCAAGCAAATGTACAAAGAGTTCCAGAAAAAAGATTTTCAAGAGTCAGATGGTGCAGCCCGTGAAACAGCTAAAAGCTTTTGGCATTCACTGGGGTATGTTTGTACGGACAACCCTGATGACTATGGGGTTGACCTAATAGTTGAAGGACAGAACAAACGCTTCTACTGTGAGGTAGAGCGTAAGAAGGTTTGGCATGGTGTTAAATTTAAGTATGACACCATCCACCTTCCTGTCAGAAAGGCTAAGTTCCTAGACAAACCCACACAGTTCATGGTGTTCAACAACAGTCTGACCCATGCAGCCATCTTTGGGCGCAAGGTTGTTAAGGAAAGCCCTACGACTGAAGTACCAAACTATAAGATCGCTTTCGGTGAAAAGTTCTATGACGTTCCCGTATCAAAGGCGCACTTTGTTAGTACAATTAATTAGCAACATGACTTGGATTGATTTAGTAATAATTGTTGGAGCCGTGATAATAATGTACACGGTTTGGAAAGATACAAACTAGTAAAAATAATTCAATTATTAGGTGGCGTTTCTAGTGTATTAGTTATATGCTTAGATTCGTATTAACTAATGAGGATTTTATTATGCTAAGACTAGTCGCAGTAGCTGACGTTAATTTTTCTAAAACAGGGATCACAGATCCTGCAGAAATGGAATTACATTTTAAAGAAATCTGGAACCAGTTTTTAGACCATGCTGAGAAAAACTTTGATTGTAAGGTTTCTCATAATGAAGCTGCTATTTTGATGAACCGCAGGGGAAAGAAAACAGGCCCTTTAAATAAGATTGTTTTTAGAGGCAGTAGAACCCCTAAAAAAGTTCAAAAAAACCCTGTAGCTATTGACCACAGGGCTTAAAATAGTATATAATATACTTGAAGTTGGCGGTTTGGTCACTGCCTTTTTCAGTTTAGTAACCCAAGGCTTAATCGCCTTGGGTTTTTACTTTTCAGGTAACAATTATATCTTGGTCACCGTCATAATCTGAGCCATCCTTGAAAGGTATTGCAGTGAAAGTATCGAGTGTGCAGACAATCAAATATTGCTGATCTGCTTCTTTACTTTTTTGTGCTGCCTCAAGTAAAGCGTTGCCAAATTCATTGGCTTTATTTGCAGTTAATAGCATTAACTACTCCTTTATTAAGTGTTACTTCGATAGGCATAATTAGAGGTAACTAGCCCCTGCCTAATGTAATAGTGACGTAGGTTTGCAAGAAAGGTCAATAGTTAAATCTTTCGAATTTTTTGAAATCTTTGTTGACTCAAAAAAATCCAATGAAATCAATGCTGCCAAAAGTTATCCACAACTATATGTTGATATTTCCCAGGTCTAAAATCAATATATAGTATGCGATACTATAGGATTTATCGCATGTAAAATAAAAAAAACTCCCGAATCATTTGACCCCAGAGCTTTTATTCTATTATGAATAGTGAAAGGGATTAACTACCCCTTTATTAAGTGTTACGCCCCCTAGCTTCGGCTTGGGGGTTTTTTATTGGTAACCTAGTAGCTCTTCCATTTGCTGATCAGAGCTAGGTTGTAATGCTGCATCTGTCTCCGTATTGACAGTTTTAATTATACCAGAAGTAAGTGCAGTTATCATATTTTCTTGAAGTACAGGATTTATTGGATCTCTATTATACCTACGGGATAGCTCCAAAAAGTAATCAGGGTCTGCAAATATATTATCCATTATTCTGGTAGCTTTTTTTGCAGAATCTAATTTATCAAATGCCGCCCCTGCTAAAGATCTGATCCTAGCACCTGTACGGGTCAACGGCCCTATAAACGTCATTATCAATCTGTTGGTTGCTGTAACGGCTTCTCTATTGAATATGGTGGGTGACATTCCCTGTACTGCTTGAGCTTGCTTCTGCTTCTCAATTAATCTGGCAGACTCAAGCAGAGTTTCAATTGACTCCATTATTTCAGGTCTAGTTGAAAATATTTCCCGTCCAATAGCTAAGACGTTATCAGCTTCTTCTAAAGCTTTATCTACTGCAGCCCCTTTTTGTGCAGCGGCTCCACCGCTTTGCATTTTGGTTGATTTGATAGAACCACGAAGATACCGCAGATATGCAGTCTCAAGTCCATCACGGACAACATCTGCACGGGCTTGAGGAAGCTCATTTACTCTAGCTAAAATATCCTGAACTGTTCCAAGACCTTCTACTTCTTTAAATATTCTTCCAAAGGCAGCTTCAGGATTTAAAGTAGTATCAAACTCCCTGCCATAGATGTTACTGAGAAACTTACCAAGCTCAGACTTCTTAACGTCTTTTCTTGTTTGTGCAGCAATGTCTTCAGCTTCTTTAAGAGCCAGTTCAACCTGTGCTTTATTACCTGCAGCATTCTCGACTGAAGCTATTAGCCTGTTTATTTGCGCTGCACGATCTGGGAATGCCTCATTA